TATTCTAACTTACAAAAATGTTCTTATATAGGTAATAAGGCAACTCTCGGAGAATACTATAAAGGGTTTGATATTCTAATAATTAAAAAAGATGGAGAAAAAGTATATGAAAAATATATGTAATGAAGATTTCGAAAAAGCATTAACTGCTATTCATGATTATTTAAGGGAAAACCATGATATGATGACAAAAGTTATTATAGATTTTGACAGATATGAAATAGTAAAAGGTGTTGAAGGTGGTAATATTAAAAATGCAATAACTGATTAAAGTAAAAAATGAATGAAATAATACAGCAAAAAGTTGACGAAATGGGTTTGGTAAATTGTGAAAATGAAAGTTTAATAGAAGGTGAAATGTTAAGCTATTTTGATTTATTGGATAACCCAAGAAGGTGCGTTTATAAAGGAACTATTGCAAATGGTAGGTGCAAAGTAAAAGATTGGTTGAATAATAAGTATTACTATTTACAAAAAAAAGATTTATGGAGAGAAACTAAATGAATGAAAGCAATGTGCAAAATATGCACAAAGGAGAATGAATGATGAAACTATATTTTAAAAAACCAATAACAGATAGTGATAAACTAAAGTTTTTAGAATGCTTTATGAAAAAAAATAATAATACCTGCCACGATACACTTACGCACGTATATGATCTTTTTAAGCGTGGCTTCATAGATACTACATTTTATGAAAATAAAGATGTTAAATCATTCAAATCTCTTGACATTTGGGAAGAAAAGAAAGTAATAGGTAAGTTTTGGAATGACGACCCAAAAGAGTATACTATTGGGTTTTATGGCGGTGCAGATGAAGAAGGCGACCATATATTAGTAGATAGTAAGGGTGTTGGGCATAGGTATTCCAAAAACTTCAAACAAATAACAAGTTTAGAGGATTTAGAATGATTAATTTGGAAATAACAAATTAATTTTATAAGTTTGAATTGTGATTATTTAATAATTAAAAAAAATAAAAAAATATGAGAAAAAAAGGAAAACCTATTGAGAAACTATATACACCAGGAAGTTATAGGGTAACAAATAAACAAAATATCTTAGATTTCTTTGAAAGTATAGATTTTTTAATATCTGATTTAGAATTACAAGCAATAGATAATGGTTTTGAAATGAATGAACATGGGTTTATGTTTGTAAATAAAAAATGGGTTAAAACTCCTATATATGATTATATTTGGAAATCCAATTCTGAACTAATTAAACCATATTTTGTTCCTTATTATGTAAATAAAACAAGATTATTTCCAGATCATCCTGAGGTTGGTGTTAGGACAAAAGTTATGAAATTACATCAAGACACAATGTATAACGAAAAAATATATTCACAAGAAAATCCAAATGAATATAGAAATTTATATAATAGAAAAAAATCAGTAGAAAATATATTAAAACAATCAAAGGAATACTAAAGTGAGTTTATTAAAAAAGAAATTAAGAGATAGTTTTAAGGAATATCCAATAGAATTATACGATAGTAATAATAATGAAATCTATTATGAGAACAATAATGGTTATTGGATAAAAAAAGAATTCGATAGTAATAATAACGTAATCTATTATGAAAATAGTTGTGGTTTTTGGTGTAAAAGAAAATACGATAGCAATAATAATGAAATCTATTATGAAAATAGTGATGGTTATTGGGTAAAACAAGAATATGATAGTAATAATAATCAAATCTATTGTGAAAATAGGTATGGTTATTGGACAAAGAGAGAATATGATAGTAGCAATAATCGAATATATTATGAAGATAGTGATGGTCTTTGGATAAAAAGAGAATATGATAGTAACAATAATAAAATCTATTTTGAAGATAGTGATGGTCTTTGGATAAAAAGAGAATATGATAGTAATAACAGTGAAATCTATTATGAAAATAGTGATGGTAAAATAATAGACAATAGACCTAAAAAAGAATATACTATTAAAGAAATAGAAGAAAAGTTAGGAATAAAAAATATTAAAATTATAAAGGAATAATCAAAATGAGTTTATTAAAAAAGAAATTAAGGGAAAGTTTTAAAAAATTTCCAATAAAATTATATGACAGTAATAATAATGAAGTCTATTATGAAGATAGATATGGTTTTTGGATTAGATTAGAATATGACAGTAATAATAATAAAATCTATTATGAAAATAGTGATGGTGATTGGAGTAAAAAAGAATATGATAGTAATAATAATCAAATCTATTATGAAAATAGTAAAGGTTTTTGGATAAAGAGAGAATACGATAGTAATAATAATGAAATCTATTATGAAAATAGTAAAGGTGATTGGTATAGAAATGAATATGACAATAACAATGTAATCTATTTTGAAAATAGTGATGGTAAAATAATAGACAATAGACCTAAAAAAGAATTTACAATCAAAGAGATAGAAGAAAAATTAGGAATTAAAAATATTAAAATTATAAAAGAGTAATAAAATGAGTTTATTAAAAAAGAAATTAAGGGAAAGTTTTAAAAAATTTCCAATAGAATTATACGATAGCAATGGCAATAAAATCTATTATGAAGATAGTGATGGAGATTGGTGTAAAAAAGAATATGATAGTAACAATAATGAAATCTATTATGAAGATAGTTATGATTATTGGTGTAGGAAAGAATACGACAGTAATAATAACGAAATCCATTATGAAAATAGTGATGGTGATTGGATAAGAATGGAATACGATAGCAATAATAATGAAATCTATTTTGAAAGCCGTAACGGCGTTATAATAGATAAAAGATCTAAGAAAGAATATACCATTAAAGAGATAGAAGAAAAGTTAGGTATTGAAGGTATTAAAATTATTAAATAATTATTTGGAAATATAAAAATAATTTTGTAAGTTTGAATTAAGTTAATTTTTAAAAAAAGGAATAGATTATGTCTGAAACAGAATATCTGATGAAAGTTCTTTCTGAAAAGGAAATTGAACTTGTAGAACTGAAACAATTTACAAAATTATGTTTTGGTATTATAATTTCTATGGTAGCCATAATAATATGGATGGGTAATAGTCTATGTTAAGTTTATTGTTTTCTATCGCTATAATAGTTATATTATGGAAATTATTAATGATGTTTTTATTTGGTGTAGGTATGTTTTTATTTGGTATAATTGGTTTAATAATTAAATTATTCTCTAAATCTGAAAAGGAAGATATTAGATGATTTTACACGTTATGAAATCAAAAGGAAATTACATTCTGAAAGAAAAAAATAATAATTCTATTATTTTAGAAACTAACTCTCAAATCAAAACTATTATTTCGGCATCTATGGTTGATGATTGGGAAAAAATAATAATTCATAATGAAGATGGTTCTATTAAAGAAATAGTCCATAGAAATGATTTGGAAATTAAAAAATAATTTCGTAAGTTTGAATTAGTTGATTTAACAATAACAAAAAAAGGAATAGTAATGTTAGAATTAAATAGAGTATATAATGAAGATTGTTTAGAAACTATGAATAAAATGGATAGTAATAGTATAGATTTAATTATTACTTCTCCACCATATAATTCAAGTAGATTAAACACTTCTGACCCATATAGCACTCGTTATGACAAATACCAAGATAAGATGTCAAACGAAGAATATATAGAATGGACTAAAAATATATTTAATGGATATGATAAAATCTTAAAGAAAGATGGTTGTATTCTGTATAATATGAGTTACTCTGGTCAAAACGTAGATTTGATGTGGTTAGTAGTTGCAGAAATTATAAAAAATACAAATTTCATTACTGCCGATTGTATCATTTGGAAAAAAAGTAATGCTATACCAAATAATGTTAGTAAAAATAAATTAACAAGAATTATAGAATATATATTTGTATTCTGTAGGAAAGATGAATTATTAACATTCAATACTAATAAAAAAGTAATTAATAAGATAGAGAGAACAGGTCAAAATATATATGAGAATATCTATAATTTTGTAGAGGCAAAAAATAATGATGATTCAAATAAATTAAATAAAGCCACTTTCTCTACAGATTTAGTTTCTAAATTATTAGAAATTTATGCTTTACCTAATAGTGTTATATATGATAGTTTTATGGGAATAGGAACTACTGCTAAGGCGTGTATAGAAAATGGATTTGATTGGATTGGTAGTGAATTATCTACCGAACAAATTGAATATTTTGAAAATAATTTTAAAACTAAAAATGAAAATAAAATATTTTATTAAAAAATAATTTGGAAATTAAAAAATAATTTGGAAATTTGTAAACTATGAATTATATAATTGAAACATATTTAGACAAAAAAAAAGCATATGATGCAAAATCAATAACTATATTTGAGTGTGATAATTTAACAAAAAATATAATTTTAGTTAAATCTCATATCCACAAGAAGAAAGTTGCTATTTTGTCTAATACATCGCATTTATATTTTAAAAAATATTTAATTAGATTGGTTATTAGAGATGAAAATAATAAAATAGTTCATTCTGAGGATATAACTAACTATGTAAAGGAATATAATAATGATTCCTTATGGGTTTGATATACGTAATTGGAACTATTCACATAAATATTGGTTCATAGGAATATGTTTGGGTTTTTTAATGTTTTCCTATGTATCTATAATGTTTGATGTAGATAAACAAGATTGATTATTTCTTTTTTTTGTTATTTAGTCGTTGCTATATGCAACGACTTTTTTTTTATTTTTAATTTGGAAATTGAAAAAAAATTTTGTAAGTTTGAATTAGTTGATTTAACAATAACAAAAAAAAGGTATTTTTATGAAAGATATTAAATTAAAAGCAAGATACAAATTTAAAGATAATCAGATTAAAGTTATCGTTAAAATAGATAACAAAAAATATACATTTTATGATATATTGGAAGACGATGTTACTATAGATGATTTAGTATGTGAGGGTAGTGTTGTTGATTATTGGAACTCTGTAAATATAGACGGAGTTGATTATGATATTAATATAAATGATTATGTAATGGAATATTCTAATTATTTCTTACAATTAACAATATATTCTTTTAATGATAAAGATTATAATAATAAATTAATAACTATACCTATAAAATCAAAATCAAATGAAACTTATTATTTTAAAATATAATTTGGAATTAATAAAATAATTTTGTAAGTTTGAATTAGTCATTAAGACAAAAACAATTTTAATA